TTGGGCTCCATACGTACAGATCACCGTTAATTAAAAATGCATCACCAGTGTTACCGCTTAACGGTAATTCAGAAACGTCATTAAATGTACCAAGGATTTGAAGTCCTTGACCCTGAGCTCCGGTAGGTCCTGTTGGGCCTACTTCTCCTGTGGCTCCTGTGGGACCAGAAGGTCCAGTGTCTCCCACATTTCCTTGAGCTCCAGTCGGTCCAGTGTCTCCCGTTGCGCCTGTGCTTCCAGTAGCACCTGTAGGTCCAGTCGCTCCATCTATACCATCCGTTCCATTTAAGCCCGCAGCACCTGTAGGGCCTGTAGGTCCTACAACAGTTGAATCTGCACCAGCAATACCTTGAGCACCTGTTGGTCCTGTAGGTCCAACTTCACCAGTAGCACCTGTAGGTCCTGCTACTGTAGACGCGGCTCCTGTCGCACCTGTTGGGCCGATTTCACCTTGGAGTCCTCTAGGGCCAGTTGGGCCTGTACTTCCAGAAACACCTTGCGAACCTGTGGGTCCCGTATCGCCAGTAAGTCCAGTAGATCCAGTAGGTCCTGTTGGTCCTTGTGCACCCGTTGCTCCTTGAGGTCCTGTTACATTACTAGCCGCACCAGTTGGACCCGTTGGTCCTTGTGGTCCAACGATTTGTCCAACACTTGTCCAAACGCCACTGCCCCATACGTAAAGATCGCCATCGGCATCAACAATCCAAGCATCATTTGTTTTGTTACCTGTTGTTGGAAGTTGCGCCTCTGTTGGGACACTGCCTTTAAATTTAATTGATGTGCCTTGTAGGCCATCTTCACCCTTAGGTCCTGTAGGACCGATAGGTCCAGTAAAACCTCGTGGACCAGTGTCACCTTGTGCACCAGCGGGACCAGTTGCACCTGGTAAACCTCGCGGTCCAGGTACTTGTGAAGCTGCACCTTCGGGACCGGTGGGTCCAGTTGCACCATCAAAACCTCTTGGACCTGGAGTTGTTGACGCAGCACCGGTTGCACCAGTTGCACCTGTTGCACCCTGTGGACCTGTAGGTCCTGTAGATCCAACGCCTGTAGGTCCGGTTGCTCCTCTAGGTCCGGTAGGACCTGCTGGACCTACGGGTCCAACACCACCTACTTGATCAGCACCAATTGTAATAACCGTAATTGGTTGTTCAATGATTTCTACAATCTCTGGATCTGTCACAGAGTTACCTGTTCCTTAGTAAACACCTTGCCCGAAATGTATGTCTTCGTTAGGTTTTCGCTATCAGTAAGTTGTATATCGTAATACGCAGTACGAGGTAAGTCTTTAGTTACGGATCCTGGAAGGAATAATTGAAGCGTGTCGTATACGCCCCCGGCTACAGATTGAGTCTTTGTAATTGTAAATGTTCCAACAATTACAGGTCCTATTTGTGCACGACCACCTGTGTGGAATAGTCTGATTTCAGATTTAGGAGTGTAGTTAGTAAGGTCCATTGAGAACTTGAGCTTAATGATAAAGTCATCTCCTGAGTACATCGACAAGTCTTTAACGAGAGCGGTACTTTCAGGTGTGATATCCCCATAAGCTGGGATTGGGAGTCGCACACGTTGCGGAAGTGAAGCATCATCAATCTCCATTGGTCTGTACATAGGGACAAGCTTGTTGGTAAGGCGGCTAATACGACGTAGGTTAAACACCTCAATGCGGTGCATACCAATATTAAGAAGGTTGCATAGTTCTCGGTATTGCTCTTTACGAGAATTAATCATTTCAGAAAGCTGACGAAAACGTTCTGAACGTGGGATAGAAACTCCGTCTGGAGAGATAATATCAATATCAAATGCTGCGTCTGTGGCTAAAGTATATAGGGCCATAGTTGACGCCAAAATTACAAGCGGATACTCTTCAATTCCGGGCAATGAAAGGATTGTAGCTCGACTTCCGTTGGAATCGGTTGTACTAGCAGCATGCTCAAGAAACGCAGTATTGACGTACTGTTCGATTTCGGCCACTGTGAAGTATTTAAAAGCTGTCCCTGATATAAGGATGCTAGCTCCTGCTAGGGGGGCCACTGCCAGGATTACCATACCGGTCTGTTCTTCTACAGATGCGGAGTTAGAAACGTCAACACCGTTTACCTTTATTACTAGGCTACTGCCTTCAACTGGGGCAACTGTGAGTTGGTATCGTTTTGTGACCCCGTCGCCCTCAAAAGACTCAACAAATGATCGACCTATGTCGCCTATTTCGTAGCGAAGGCGTTCAGATAGTGTTGCTAGCGTTGCCACTGGGCTCCTCCGATGTTACTGGTATCCAATATGGTCTCGCTATTCTTTAAAATATTCAGCGCAAAAGGTAAAAACCCTCGTAGACAGGTGGGCATTTGTCTACGAGGGCGACCTAGATACGCGATTTACAAGCGATCGTACAAGTATCCCTTTTCCTGCAAATGAACCGCTACATGTTTTGCAACCTTGTACTTTTGACCGGCTTTGAAAGAATAGTTATTTCCAGCGCCGATAGTTACATTTTCTAAATCTTCTGCCACACGAATGACCTGCAGATCATCTGCAAGGTCTACGCCGATAACTTCAACCTCATCAAGAACTGTTGGCTTTGATGGGGATGTTAGGTCGACAACTTCTGTCTCAAGTCTAGCTGCAGCTTGCGCTGTAGCCATAGACATCTGTCCGGCACGATCTGCAAGTTCTTCTGCATGTGCCTTGATCTGTGCTTCACGTTCACGTCCTGTGACGTCTGTTACTTTTGCTTTTGCCACGATTATTATTCTCCTTGTGTTTTAAGTGTTGTGGGGAATAAGCTACTGCCTACTCCCCACAACTACTTGGGGGTTTTTTTAAATTAGTTGGTTTCTGCAATTACTACAGACTGGTCAGTGATTAGACCAAGACCGTAGATAGCGTACCAAGCAAGAGCGTGCTCACGACCGAAGTCAAGAATACCGCCGTCACGAAGTTCCACTGGAAGTGAAATAGCGTGACCAAATGCGTTGTCACCAATAAAGATTGCTGAGTAGCGATCCTTGTTACCGTTACCGGTCTTTGTTGCTGGAGATGTGTATCCACCACCAGTTGGGTAAACGATTGAACCAGCAGCTACTGCTGAATCAGCTGAGTAGCCTGAGCCAGCTCCGCCAACAACCTTTTCAATCTGTGTTGTCTCAATGAATACTGTGTCGTACAAACGACCGATTTCACCGAGCATGAAGTTACCTGGAGCTGCGTACTTTGTTACTTCAATAAACTCTGCGTTGTCGCGGAGCTTACGGCTCTGGTGTGGGTGAACGAAAGCAACATATGTCTCACCAAGGCGAGGGATGTTCTTTGTAGCAAGTGTCTCGACTGCATCCTTCACAGTGTGAGGTGTCAAGTCGAACGCACCAGTCATTGAAGCACGTGATGTGCCCTTTGTACCGTTTGCGTACCAGTTGTTTACAGCTGTTAGATCTGAGCGATCCTCACCGTAGATAACTGATGATGCTGCCATGAGTGTGTCACGAGCCTGGCCATCAAGGTAGAGAGCCATGTTACGTCCAAGAAGACGTGAAGCTGATGCCATAACGTCATCGAATGATGCGTTAAGTAGGAGCTCTGATACTGCAATTGCGTATCCGTGCTCAGCAACAGTGATTGAGAACTGTTGTGCTGTCAATGCGTTTGTTGACATACGAACGCCTTCAACGAGTGAACCCGCGAAGCCGAGGTTGTTGTAACGCATGAAGTTGATCTGTAGACCAGGTGCGACGCCTAGTTCTGTCTTCTTAACAGCGAACTGTTCGAAGCGAAGGATAGGCATTGACTGGAATAGAATTTCCTTAGACCAGATGGTCTGGATTGCTTGTGTAAGCTGGCTGTTTGCGCCAGAATACGCTGTAGGTGCTGCGGCGAGATTGCCGGTACCTGTTACGGCTGATGCCATGTCGGTGTTACTCCTTAGTTAGTTTTAATTGAATAGGTAATTTTTATTACCCGAAGATTCCTTTACCGCGGTCAGATGCGGCTTTACCCAACAACTTCCCACGATATTTTGCGTACTCGGTAACCGACATAGCGGCAATTTGATCCGCCGTGAACTGTTGTTGATCCGAATTGGTGTCCATAGGTCCGCTAGGGGGAGTTGTTACGCTCGTCCCTTTCATTTCCTTACGTGCAGTCTGCATAGCAGATTGCGCCGATTCCAGGATCCGTGAGCTGCGCTCGCGTAGTCCTGTAATACTTTGTTCGATCTCTTCAGGAGTATTTCCTGAAATTAGATCTAAGAGCTCGGGCATAATGTTGTCCTGCTCTTCACTTAAGCGACGATTACGGAACTCGTTCAGTTCCGCGTATTGACGCTCACGCTCTAGAAGAGTAAAAGCACGTTCACGCTCTAAGCGCTCCACTTCTAACTTCTGAGCCCATTCTTGTTCCTTAGTCTCAAGAAGTGCTCGTACATCCATTTCAGATTCGGCCTTTTTACGAGCTTCTGTTTCTGCTATGTCCTTAGCTGCTTGAGCTTCGGCAATACGCTCTTCTCGTTCTTTCTTGAGCAAATTCAATTCATCTTTTAGAGAGTCAATTTGTGGGTAGAGTTTTGATTTCTCTTGCTCACGAACTTTCTTAAGATCGTCTTCTGTGTAAGACTTTTCATTAGTAACTGGTGTTACTAGTGGTGATGGTGCTGCTTTTGTTGCTTGAGGTGCTGTTTCAGAAGCAAAAGCTTCTTGTGCTGCAGCGCTGTCTACAACTGTACTTGATTCTGACATGTGTATTCCTTAGGTGTAAGAGGTCGTTGTCCGAATTAATGCCACGATGACCTGCGGATATGTGGTAATAGCCTTACAAACTTTCAAGGGTTTGTCTGGCTAAATTTATTCTGGTTTATCTTCGTCAGGTGTTCTACGTTGCGGAATCTTTGTTCCGTACGCTCCAGTGACTAGATCTACCTGGGTTTGCTGAAGTTCCATAAGAACTCCTTCTTCCATAGGAGTAATTACCCCTGGTTGGCCAAGTGGTCCTGGGCCAGTTCCATCTCCTGGGACAGCTCCTGGAGGCATTGTGCCGTCAGGGAGCATACCGGTTAGAGAAGTTATAGAAGCTGCAATTTGGTTCTTGATCAATTGTAGAGCCCCGTCAGCCTTAGCATCGGCTATAAGCTCTGAACGAATTTCCTCAAGTTTTTCATCTGGGAATTCTTCACCAAGTTGACGAAGTGCTCCTTCACGACTTTCTAGGCCCATGCCCATCTTTGTCTGAATTTCATTCAAAACAATGAGCTTGTCTAGAGGTAGCGG